ATTATCTTTGCTTATGGAAAACAGGGAATTGATATATGATATGGCTAAGAGATTAGACATGATTATTGAAGTATGGAAGGCAGGAAAGTATATTGGTAAGTATAGATTTATAAATGGAATATTGCATAAACTAAAAGAATAATGGAAGGCTATCAAGCTAAAGCAATTAAGTTGTATTTAAATTTTTTTTTAAAAGATAAAGTAACTGATTTTGAAAATAGAATTATAAAAGCCAAAAGCAGTGCTATATTATATGTTCAAAAAGAAATTGAATTAAAAAGTAATAACCCAGAAGATTTGTTTTATTGGTGTAATGTAAAAAACGCACTTGAAAAAATATGAGAAACTCAACAATAATAGTTAAGAAAAAGCGTTGTATAAATTGTGGTAACATTGATTATCATTTTTCAAAAAAAATGTGTAAACAATGCGCTACCATAGCTTCTACGCAAAAGCGAATGGATGAATTTGAAGATGATTCTGAAAGTTTTAACAATTTAGTTCAAGACTTAGATCATGTATTTAGCCAATACATTAGAAATAAACATGCCGATAAAAGTGGTGTAGTTGAATGTTATACATGTGGAGGCAAGCACACAATTACAGAAATACAATGTGGCCATTTTATGGGAAGATCTAATTTGGGAACGAGATGGATGGAATCTAATTGCCGCCCACAATGTATGGAATGTAATTATTTTAAAACAGGCAACATAGAAGAATTTGAAAACAAGTTACATGATGAAAATGGCGCATTGGTGGAATATTTGAGAGAAACAGCTAGGCAGCCAGTAAGGCCAACTAGAGAAGAATTAAAAGCTTTAATTTTAGAATATAGAGCTAAACTTAATTTAGTAAAAAAGAAGTTTATAAATATTGGTTGACGGTTTTTTATAGTAAATATCCCTCCTGTATTTCTATACTGGGAGGTTTTTTATCAATCAATAAATAAGTCAAAATATGGGTTTTTTGATTGATAAATTAAAACATGTGTCAAAATTATAAATTATTGATGTATTAAAATTATAATTACTTGTTGTATCTATATTATAATAAGTGGTCATAAATGTCACAATTTTAGGAAAATTTGTGACTTATAAGATACTTTATGGCCGCAAAGTAAAATATCTAGGCGCAAATGTTACTTTAATATATTTTTCTGTAACAAATAAGCATATAAATATGTTACAAAGTAAAGGTATAACTTGACAAAAATTGTAATAAAGTAAAGGTAAAACTTGACTTGTCCACTTTTTTATGCCGTTTACGGAAACGTGAACTATTAAATATGGTGAACAAAAAGCCCCTCGTAGAAACGAAGGGCGAGATTAAACCGTTAACACTTGCTATATGCAGCACAAATATACAAAATTTAATTAAATTTATTTTTTTAATTAAATTAATTAAATTAATTTTACAAAAAATATATAAAATGGCAAGAAAAATAGATCCAGAATCAGTTTCAAGCAAGGTTGCTGAACTAACATTGGGAGAAAATTTACGTTTTGAAAACCCATATACATCAGTAATGGTAATGGTTTCAAATTTAAAAAAGAAAGAAGCCCACAAAGACAAGCTGTTTAAAATTAAATACGTAGATGGTATTACCACCGTATCTAGAGTAAAATAAAAACCAACACATATGCACATACAAACCGTTAACTACACTAGAACATTTAATTTAGGCAATTATTCTTCTGAAAAAATTGGCGTTGAATTTTCCCTTAATGAAGGAGATTCGGCTAATGCAGCTTTAGACACTGCTAGGGAATTGGTAGAAGAATATCACAAACAAAGCGTGGTTAGATTAAAAAATCTAGGGTATTTTTATGATGAACAAATTTCTGAAGAAGTAATACCTACTCAATCAAAAAAATCATTAGTTGAAAAAACTAAAGACTTTATTAATTCATGTAAGACAAAAAATGAATTAAAAGCCTGGGAATTGATGAGTAAAAGCAACCCGGAGTTACTAGAACACTATAATAATAAACTTAAAACACTTTAACTATGCAATGGAATGAAACGCACATCAGAGCAAGCTCTGTAGGGTATTTAATGACCGAACCCGTAACAAAGGCCGATAAAGAAGCCGGATTGTTATCTAAAACAGCTCAAAAACATTTATTAGATGTCTATATAGCTGAAAAATATGGCCGTAAAAAAGACATACAAACCAAGCAAATGAAAAAAGGTATAGAGGTAGAGCAAGAATCAATTGATTTGCTTTCTATGTACTTAAAGATGCCATTTAATAAAAATGAACAAAGGTTTACCAATGATTTTATTTCTGGTTCACCAGATATTATTGATAATGATAGAATAATTGACATTAAATCTAGTTATGATTTATGGACATTCATTGGTAATATACCTGATAAGTTGGATAATTTATATTATTGGCAAATGCAGTCTTACATGTGGTTAACAGGAACAAAAAGTGCCGTTATTGCATACTGCTTAGTAAATACACCAGAGAATATTATTGAGCAAGAGAAATATTATTTGCTTAAAAAAATGGATGTAGCTACTGAAGAAAACCCAGAATATGTAAAAGAAGCAATGAAGATTGAATTTAACATGTCATTTGATGATATAGCTATGGAAGAAAGAATACTTATGTTTCACGTTAGTAGAAATGAAGATGATATATTGCGCATCCAACAAAAAGTAGAAAAAGCAAGAGAATTTTTAAAAGAAATAGAAGAAACACATTTAAACTTTAATAAATAATATGAATCCTGAAGTTAATAATGGTGCCAATATTATAAATGCTATTCAAAACTTAAAAATGGCTCAAGAGCAATTTGAGGATTTTTGTAGGCAATACCCAAATTCACAAGGCTCAAGGCTATTTAAAAAATATAGTGATAAGGTAACTTGGATATTTAGTGATTTAGTATCAAATCCATTTCTCACCGAGGAAGTTAGACTTGGTATTAAAAACGAAATAACTAGTGATGTATTTGCGGTACCGGCAATTATAGAAAAGGTGGCATTATTAACTCCAGATCAAAGAGATATGATTGAATCTACATTAGACGCATTAATAAGCGGGGAAGAAGTTAAAATAGTTGACATAAACGAAATAAAACAATAAAACATGGCAAAGAAAAAAACAGAGGTACCAAAAGAAATACAAGTTTATACAGAAGGATGTGATTTCTGTATGCAATTTGATTATGATGAACCACATGTAGTAGGTGCAAGCCCTGATGGAGAAGGTGGGTTGGAAATAGTACTAAAAGCTTACCAAGATGCTGGAATTACCTTTGTATGCCCTAATACTGGTAAAAAACTTAGATTATTTTCACGACCATTATCAGATGCCGGTAAAAAAATATTAGAAGATCAACCAAAAGCTTAATTTATGATATTAATGGTAATACTTATACTGCTAATAATAATATTCTGGTTAGGATATGAAATGAAAAACGCCCCGTTTGAAGATGAATAATAAATCCATGTTATAATATTAATCCTTGTTACCTATTCTCAAAGAAGAAGCATTATCTGGATGAAACATATTTTTTTCATTTGAAAGAGTTCTTCCGTAATTTGAAGCAGATTTACTAAGATCAAATTTTTCAGGATATAAATTTATCATCTTTTTTAGATATGATACCACCTCTGGCATACGGCCTTTGTTAAATGAATAAGGAACAAATTTCCCTGTTTTTTTATCCATAACACCTAATTGTGTTTTTGTCCTATCTCCTAAACGATCACTCCACCCTGTTCCTTCAAAATCAGATTCTTCGTGTGGTAAATCATATGCCGAAAATACATCAAAATCATAATCTAAATTTTGCACTCCAGATATAGGAATCATATTTCCTTTTTCATCTTTATCAAATTCTCCATTAGTAGATTTGTATTTTAACACTGGCCCTTGAGTATATATCCCCCTTAATCTAGCTTGCTCAACAGCGTTTTGTAAATCTCCGTAAGTTTCAAACTTTGCTCCTTTTGGATTAAAAATAGCATTTGGTTGATCACGAGCTGCTGTAAAAAATTCTCCTGCTCCTTTTCTTTTTAATATTGATATTTTTGTTGGAGGTGGTAATTTAAAATTTGGTGGATTTTTTTCGCGTGGTATATATTCTTCTGGTGGTCTATTTGTAGCCATCATCATTTCAATAGTTCTAGCTCCAAGTATATCATCTGCGTATTTGCCGGCTTTTGGTAAACCGTATTTTCTTTCCATTGCACTCAAAGATGCTCTGCCTTCTGGAGTTTTATTTAATAAGTTATATTGGGCTTCCTGAAAAGCTTTATTAGATGTTGTAGGTAAATTATATTTTTTTGCATAAGCTAATATATCGTCTGCTGTTAAGCCAGATTCAGAAAATGCATTGCCTAATCCTGTCGGAGTTTTTTGAGTTCCACCTGGATATAAAACTAATCCAGTACCAGGTACTTTAACGCCTTTTTCTGGATCGCCACCTTGATTAAATCTTTGCATTACATCTATTGCCATGTTGTTGTATTTTGTGCTAAATTACGATTTTTTATGTGCATTGGCAAATTTTCTAGCGGCTTCCACACTACCAAATCCCCAAGCCTTTAATGCTAAAGCCTTACGAGTTGGTTCACCATTAGGTTTTTTCATAGCTCCCATCATGCCGGCAAACCTAGCTGCAAAAGAAACTCTACGAGGATTAGTGCCTTCTTTAACGGGTGCTTTTAAATTACCACCAGTTTCTGCATTGTAAGATGCACGACCTTTTGCATTTAAGCCACCTTCAGGATTTTTCCCTTCTTTACGTTGCCAAGCTCCAGACATAACTATTTTTTTTCTTGTGCTTTAATTTTTTTTTCTTGCTTCAACATTTCTGGTGTAGGCTTTTTACCTGAACCAGCAGCCGCACGAATGTTGTCCCAAAGACCACGAGGAGAAGATGAGCCATCAGCCCTTTTCATCATTTTTAATTTACTTTTCATTTTATAAGTTTAAGGCTTTTTAATTTTTTTATGATTTTATTAGCTTCTTCTTCTGCAAATCCTATCGCTTCCTCTTCTTTATCCTTTATATCCCAATTGTTTAGTAAAATACCCATGTGCATTGTTTCGTGCATTATTGCTGTCTTTTGTTCTTCAGCTTTATATCTTTTAAAAGTACCCATGTTTAGAAAAATAAACGGTTTATAAGGACTTTTGGCTGTAAGTTTTTTATCTGCTGGATTATAATTCGTAAGCCCATAAATATACACCCCATTGCCCTTG